CTTCGGGGAGGGGTTTTCCAGATGATTGTATGGGAGCCTCATCCTGAAGAGGTTGTCCGAAAGTCCTTATGGCAAGAGATGTTTTATAATCTTTTCTGGCAGTAACCCCTGTTGGATTAAAATTCCCTTGCTCAACAAATCTTTGAAATTTCCTCTCTGTTCCGGTGGCCGTGGTGCCAGCTTCGAAATCATCTTCTGAAATTTCTTTTTCCAAGTTCATGATTTTTTTAAGAAGTTCGGATTGTTTCGAAAGAGAAAGGTTTGATTCTTTTATCATCTTGACTTGTGCTGAGATTCTCTCTTGTTGATCACTTGCTCCAACTTCTGTAGATTGTGCATCCTCAGTTAAGAGTTTTTGATACTGATCTTCTCCAAGCTCTCTTTTGAGAAAACTTAACTGGCTCTTTACTCTGTTTTCTGTGGGATCTCCTCCCATTAGCCTACTATTAACCAGATTTGAAAGAAGCTTGCCGAGGTTCTTTAATGCGGGTGCTAAGTCATCCTGTATGAAGGGGACGATTTTTCCAATCAACTCCTTGTCAGCAAACTTCTCAAACTTGTCAAGCAAGTCCCCGGCTTCTCCAGTTGCGAACTTGTCAAAACCAAAAGCACTTGCAATCTGCATCCCAACCTTGAGTGCAAGCTTTCCTATTTTCTCCATGAGAGTAAAAGTTTCCTTGCCTCGTTTGGCAAACGCATTAAAACTTTGGGTTGCTTTTTCGACAGCAGTAGTCTCATCTTCGTCCACCTTTCCCATGAAGAAGTTTCTTGCTTTGTCCATTGTCATGCCAGCTGCCTCGGCAAGTGCTTCCTGTTTGTGAAAAGAGAGATCAGCAAAGCTTTGCCCCATTGAATCAAAATTTTCTTTTATTCTTTTTGAGACACCTTCTGGACCCTCAGTTGCTCGAAGTTGCATCATCTCCATTGTATCTAAAAATTGTCCACCCATGATATAGTTCAAATCTGCAACAGAATTGGCAGCAGAGTCAAATGTTTTAAACTTGTCTCCCAATTGAATTATATCTGACATCTCAACACCCAGCTGTCTTGCCGTACTCGCAGTTCTTAAAAAGATTTTCTGAGAGTTGTGTCCAAATGCTGCAAAAGATCCTTGGGTGCTGACAAACTGCTTACTTAAATCGGAAAAATTCATTCCCATTGTTGAGGCAGCTGCATTCAAATTTTGAATGCTTTGCTTTACTTCCTGCGAACTCTTTCCAAATCCTACCATTTGCAATTTTATTGTTTCTGTAAGATCTTCCGTTGCCATGCCAAGTCTTTCGGAGGTAATAGCAAGATTTGCAAAATCACCAGATGTCTCAATGGACATGCCACCAACACCGCGGAGGGCACCGCCGAGTTCTACTATTTTCTCCACTTGCTCTTTCATGTTTGTGCCAGTTGCGTCAAGTGACTTTGCTACATCCATATATTGTTGTGCAAAATCTTTTCCGTGTCCGGTTGCTTTTGCAATGTCGGCACCCAACTTATCAAAGAGCATTATCGAACCGACGATTGCTTCCGCAACTGCCTGCAAAATTCTGATCAATCCTTTAAACCCAAGAGTGACAAGAGATCCCAAAGCGTTTGCTGTGAACTCAAATGCAACACCTAGCAAATTAACAGGAGTTACGAGTTGTTTGAAATCAGTAATTTTTTGCTTAAAAGATTCTAATGCTGTTTGTCTTGCGTCAGAGTCTGTCACTATCGTCCTGAGAAATCCCGCTAGTCCTCGTTTCGGATCTGGTTTTAATTTTAGGGAGGCTGCCAAACTGTCTAAAGTATCATCAACAACGGCACCCGATTCTTTTGCCGATTGCAGACGCTCTTTTTCTGTTTTGTTTCTTGCTTTGGCTAATCGTGCTGCTTTCTCGTCTTGCCGAAGTGCTTCGTCCTTTTGCTCCAATGTCATCTTGGCAAAATCCAGATTCCTCTCTATAACCTTGTTTGCCCTTACGAGGTTCTCCAGTGTTTCTTGTTCGACTTTGGATAGATCACCCTGAATGCTTTTTTTCCTGAAGAGTGCATTTATCTCTTCCTGATTTCCTTTTTTGCGTTTCTTCAATCCCTCTTCTATGTCGTCTATTTCATTAACCATCCCTTTTTCGTGGAGTTGTTGAAGTGCTTGCCTGTCTTCCAGAATATCCAACTGATCTTTTAACGCGTCTTCTTGTTTTTTGAGCTGCTCGTCTATTCTTTCCATAGCAGATGCATAAGAAGATGCTGCATCTGCCATTCTGGTAAAGTTTTCTCTTGTGGGTCCAGCACTAGGTCCAGCAGGGGCATCGGATTGACTGCTGCGTTGTCGATCCGTAGTGTCTTTTTTGATCTGTTTGGTTAATTCTAATAGTGCTATATTTAATGCGTCAATTTGTTCAGGTGACATTTTCTATCTCCCTATTTAAACGGCCACTTAATCTTTGTACTTTTCTCGAAATTTCTGACGGCGGATTTCAAGCTTGCTCTGTTTCTGTGAGTTATTGGATTATCAAGTCCGTACCTTTGGTATGCAGAGAGGTATTTCTTTTCTCTCCCAAGAGCATGAGCAAAGTCTCCAATCTGCTTCTTGGTTCCCTTGACGTTTACAGGAATTGCGATGCCGTCACCGAACACATATCTCATTGCAACCTTAACCAAACTGCCGAATGCTTTTAAGAAACTTTCATTAAGTTCACCATTGGCTGCGGCATTAAGATCAATTGTCATAGGTTCTTTATTTTCCATATACAAATCCTCTAACTAATAAATAGTAGAAAACAGAGAAAGCATCACCTTCTTCTTTTGGATGCTTTTTCCGCTGCTTCTTTCTCATCTGCAAACTGTTTTACAAGCCTTTCTAGAAACCATTTCCGTATTTTAATCGGAAGATTATATGCTTCTACAAAGCTCCAACCGCCATGATATTTGAGGTTAAAAAACTCCTCGTAAATAGACTCAATGTATTCATTGTTCAGGCCAAAAAAAGTCCGTAGTGATGGGAACCTCCAAGGTCCCATCATAGCCACAAGATTTACATTGGAAAACATGATTTAATTTCATGGAAGGGTTAATAATCTTGTACACCCCTCTTATATATCTGGAGTCTATTGCCGGTAACGAATCCACAAATTGACTCACAACACTCGGATCAGGTGATCCATTTACACTCCTCACTATTCTCTTCATCATATCCGTTAAAGAGCTAGGGGGGAGTTTATGCTTTTCCTTACTCTTCTCCATTTTCTCAAGATCTGCTTCATCCCTCGATGTTAAAAACTTTACCTCTATGGAGTGGCCAGACTTGGGAAGAGATAACAGGGGGAATCCATCCTCACTTACGGAGATGCCCTCTAATTCGGGGAGAGCATCTTTAGTTGCTCCACTAAAAGTCTTGCACTCCTCTAGTTCTATATCGAAGTCTTCTCTGGAGTTGCATTCTGGGCAAGAAAACTTTGCTGAATATTCTGATCCATATCCGGATATTCTGGCAGCAACAACAAGAGCATTTTTATCTCCAATAAGGAGATCGGATACTTTAATATTCTTGTCGATGATGATGCTCTGTAGTAATCTATCAATTGCTACTCCCTGCTTTAAAAGAGCAGGAGAATTGAGAATGTCCTCTTCTTTTGCTGTCATAAATTTAATTTCTATTGCGTCTTGGAGATGCAAGGGATGTTCTTCGGGGTAGTATCTGCCGCCCGAAGGCAGTTCTACAAATTCTGTTGGAACTGCAAAACTTAGTTGATCTCCAGATACAGAAACAGGGGCAGAGTTATCCACTTCTGCCCCGATCTTATCGAGATTATTTCTTTTTGCCATTTTTACCTACGCTTTCTTATTAAGTGGTGGACTTGAAAAATTCACCGGCTCCGGCAGGTCTATCATTAGTTGCATCTTCTGTTGCCGTATTACACTCTGCCCAGTCATATCTTATCGTAAGTGTGACATTTGTTAAGTCATCTGACTCATAACTTAATTCACCCCAATCAACATTGGTGATGAAAGCATTTTTTAAAGTCCAAGTTTCTACGGGCTGCGCGCCGTCGGTGTCGAATTGTTTGATAACAACTTGACCCAATGCATTAACAGCTTTTGCCTTAGTAATCGCATCAGTAACAGTAGGATTTCCGGGAACGGTGTACCCACTATCCTCGATTGCCCTTGCCATAATTCCAGCAGCATTAGGAGAAACTGGATCTACCAGAGTTACCTGACAAGTGTCCCACTCTACTCTGCCGGGATAATAAAAAGTATGATTAAGATACTTGTGGCTCACCTCACCGATGGTAGCGGAAGGTTTCTTAACCGTAGTAACTAACCAAGAATTATCTTCTCCAAGAGCACCCACCGTTAGGGTAAATCTATAAGCTCTCTTGGGGGATGTTGAGGGGTTTGTCCAAAATTGTGTTGCCATTTGTATTTTTCTCCTTAATGTAAGTACTCTCTATTTTGATTTTTAATCGTCAAAAGATGCTCCACTGCGAAGAATCACAAAATCAATCGCAATAAACTCGGCAGCTCTTGTTGGTTTCAACAGTACCTTGGCATACATGATATTTCTATCTACCAAATCTGCTGTGGTGGTAGTCTTATCTAAAACAACTTTGAAATCTGTCAATCCGAAATCATTTTTAATTTGCTCTAAGAATGGATTTGCTTGTCCGGTGAATCTATCCCACGTTGCTTGAACATTTGGAGTAAACAAGAGAGTGTTAGCAATTCTTGAAATTCCTTTCTTGACATGAATCATTAGTCTACGGACGTTGATTCTGTCAAGTGCAGATGGAGTAGTTTGCATTGTTTTTTGACCGAAGATGACAATACCTTCTGCTGGAAACTTTGCAATCGGATTAACATTCCTCTCGTAGAGTTTATCTCTTTCTTTTCTCGTAAGTTGCTCTCTGACTCCAACAACTGGTACTCCAGCTGCTCCGTCGGTGAGTCCACCACGGGTGAATCCTGCTGGGGCAAACCAAGGTGCTGCTTTTTTGTCGGTACTTGAGAAAGTACCCAAGGCAGCAATAGAGGGTGGCATCCAGATTAAGGTGCCTGGTCCTGCGGTGTCTCTGACTTGTACCCAAGGGTGGAAAGAACATCCGTAACTCGTATTCAGTCCTCGATTCTTGAGGTTTTTAACAACACTATCCGAAGAACCTTGACGTGCCGCGGCATTAGAAGTTGATTCGTGTGGTGGTTCGTACCCTCCAGGAAGATCAACAATCGCTAGGGCATCTGCTCGGCTCTCGCAAGTTGAAATCAAGTGATCGGTGATGCTCGTATTGGTAATACCAGGAATACACGCAACATTCATCTCGACAACTTCGGCATCCGAAACGGAATCAATCGCTCTCTTGAGAGAGTGAAAAGGTGAACTACCTTGCTCGGTTGCACTTACGAGTCCGGAGTTTCTAAAAGGATCTCTTTCTTTAATGTCGAGTCCGTCGGCACCACCAAAGAGTGGCATCGTGAAACTATCGAAACCTGCATCGAGAACAGAGGTGTAAGAACCATAGTTTGTTGAATTTTCAGGTGCCTCTGAGGCGACAGTTATTGCAGAAATGGAGTTACCAAGTTTTCGGGTTCCATCTACATAAGCTGCGTGGTTTTCCACACCAGCTGAACTGGAAACATAGTGCAAATCATCTAAAGAGAATACAAACTGATGTTCGACACCAGTGGCAGAACCGTCAAATGATTTATAGTCTTTTGGTTTTGCCCTCAATAAGTCGAGATTACTTTTCTCAAACTGATTTGTAGTTCTTTCAGTGGAATCAAATCCAAAATTTGCGTTTGATGGATCGGTGATGCCTCCTTCCGAACTGGACACTCGAAGTGCTAGTTTCGGAAATTCTGCCTTTAGTGCAACCAAGCTAGATGCGGCGGTAGATCCGGACAACGTAATGTCAACACTGACTTCTCTATTTAGTGATGGTGCAAGACTATCTGCTCCGATGATCGTAGTACCAGTTATTGTCTGCGATGCAACCGTACAGGAAGAAAGTCTAGTTGGACCTTTAAATCCGAAGGGAAGTGAGAGTGGATTCAAACCACCGTTTGCAACCTTCTCTTTCACCTCTACTCTGACATATTTTGACTGATTATTATAATCACCATATACATTATATCGTCGTTTATCATTATCCCAAGTTCTGGACTTGTCGCCAATCTTAGTGCCGATATAACTCACAGAATTCGGGTTTAAACTGCACCCAGTAAATGATTCTAGAACTTTTACTTTTCCGTCGTGATCTTTTAGATCTCTCACTTGCACCGTGAATGTTCCATAGGGATCATTAACAGGGTCTAAGGATGCTTTAATGTCTGAAATCGTAATTTTGACAGTTCTCTGTGCTTCCTCTCCCTCGTCTAAGGCAACAAGTCTAAAGAGTTGCTCCATGTTTGCTGCTGAATAGTTCGCATAATCATCTGATAAATCTTGAGCAATAACCCACCCAGACTGAGCTGATGTAACTGTTCTCTCGTGATTATATCCATTTGCGATTGGAAGGACGAAAGCTAGTGCTTTTCCAGAGGCAGCATTGGGGGCAGTGCTTCCACCACCGACAGCATCAAACAAACTTCTCTCGAAAGTTTCACCCAAGAAATAATCCATTTGAGAGGAGTCTGGATTAATTGTGCCCAACATAGTGGGGTCTGTATTGAATACTTTTCTAATGTAGAGATCTGAATTTGGATTAAAGTTAAAAGAAGAGGTAAGTGTTGCCGCAGTGCCTTTGCCGATTGCTGCTTTAAACTGAAAATCTCCCCCGTTGCTTTTTACAACAGTTCCTGCTCCGTCGGCACCAGCAGTGTCTTCTGGGTAAGATCCTAGAAGTTTAACATATCCACTGTCCAAATACCACACTGCTGCTAGAGAGGCGGTTACATTATTTGAACCCGATGGCATTACAAAAAGTCCATAAGCACCACCGTTTGCGGTTAAATCAATGCCTTCTGACTTGACTGACCATCCTGCGGCACCAGCAGCAGAAGCTTGTGGATGTTGAGCACCCAAAAGTCGTACAACAGTTAAGGCACTTGAATTTTTCAACCATGCTTGTGCAGCATAGGTAGCATACATGGGGGAAGTTCTATTTCCATTTCTCCACACATCACCTGCCTCACCTCCTGCAACGGGGCTTCCGAAAATTGCCTCAAACTCTGCCATTGACGTAACCCTAATTGGTTTTAGTCCGGGGCCTCGAAGGGTTCTACCGATAACTACTGGACCAATATCTTGGGGGATTTTTGGGAGTTGAGACTTATCGATTTCATCGAGAAAAACTCCGGGGGATACAAACTTAAACTTTCTTGAATCTGCCATTTTCAATTATCTCCTTATGTGTGCCTATCCGACAATTGTTTTACTGTCACTTACTAAATAGTGTTTTTATTTTCCAAAGGAAGGGTTTATCACACTTTCTTGGTGGACTTTTCCGACAGCATTTCCTTCTCGCCAGTGATTTTGATCTTTGCAATGCCCTCTTGCTTAAAGACTTTTGGAGAGTCATCGTTAGTGTCTTGCCCATATAGATAACCTAACACATTGATAGTTATGGCAGTTTGGTAAATACGTTCCTCTTGTTCAACTGCTGAAACATTGTTACTAAACGAGAAATCGGGTTGCATAAATGCCTCATAGTGATGACCATCTTTGACGATGAGAAAACTGTTTATATTCCCCGTCTTAGTTATAAAAGGTTGCAATATCTCATTCATCTGTTGTTGATATTCCGTCCTCAAGGTGATTAAGTAACTCATATCAATATATGTTGGTGTTTTGATGAAAAATGACTCCTCGACGACGTTGGGATTATTGAATCTAAAATTATCTTGCTTGTATGTCTTCTTCGAATTGGCAGAGGCAAAATCGGCAGTTTTATCTTGCTTAATTTTTCCATGCGTATAGTAAGTAAAATTATTATACTTGTTAATAGGCGGCATATATGCTTGAAGTGATCCTCTTCTTGAAGGATCTTTGTTTATGGATGTTCTCTCTACGGAAATAACTGGAAAGATCAGTGATCCTTCTGCATCTCTCATTTCCTTCTTCTTTTTTATTTGATGCGATCTTTCGCCACTTACCCAGATTACAGGAATCTTTTTAAATCCTCGATTGGTGGTGGAGTGAATGTCCATTGATTTGTCCACCCACTCGAATATTGCAAAATCGACTGTCTCTATCTTTGATGGTTCTAATGTTAGGACACTTTCTTCTTTTTTAGTCATACCTTAAATAGTTCACCCAGTAGCAAAGGGGCTCTTGAACCATACTCCGTTTTCGTTAAAATAGTATTTGTTCTCTCCATTAAAAGGACCGATTGCTGATGATCCAGTATTGGAAACATAAATAACCCTTCCGGAAAAAGATGAGGAATTATCATTAAATCCTGTTAAGACAGCCCTATCTTCCACATTAGATCCATTAAGATGCAAAATGTCATGAATATCCGGGAGTTCTATACTTGCCGTACTAGCAACGATGCCGAGGGGATCAAAGAATGGACTTGGATGCCAGACCCCATTTTCATTGAAGTAGTATTTGTTCGGTATCTTAAAGGAATCTAGTGGACTAGATCCCGTATTAGTTAAATAAATAATCTTACTAGCATAAGAACTTGCACTAACATGATACTTGTTCAGCAATGCCCTGTAAGTTCCTCCGGGGCCATCATCCGAAATAGTCAGAACCCCGTTTCCTGTTGAGATGATGGTATTCCCACTTCCGCCGCCACCAGTAGAAGCAATGATTATCTGTCCGTTTGCCTCATAGGAGATCGTCACATTACTTCCTGCAACTAAATAGGGCAACCCACTTCGAAGTTTAGTTAAAGATCCTGTCAATGCAGTTGCTACAAGATTTCCAACAATTATATCATTGGTTGTCGTATTCCCGTTGTCCGTTATCTGATCTAAAGTTGATGCAGTAGAGATGCCAGTTAAATTTGATCCGTCACCATAATAAGCAGATGCAGACATATTTAATGATGCTGATAAGTTTCCAACGATGGTGGCATTACCAGTGTGAGATCCGTCCCATTCGGCAGTAACCCCTGTGATGTTGGAACCATCTCCGTAGAAACCCGATGCAGAAACATTTACCGAGGCAGATAACCCCGCAACTGAAAGTGTTGAGGTTGTTGTGGCACCTCTTCCAGTAACACTTTGTAGTGTATCTGTTTCCGCATAATAACTTGCTGTTTGGGCAGTAACTACATAACTTGCTGTTTGTGCAGTGACTGCATTCGTTGCATTGGCAACTGCTCCGGCAATATTTCCGGCAGTGATGTTGGTAAGAGCAGATCCGTTGCCAGTGAATGATGCAGCAGAAATTGCAGATGAAGCACTTAATTGTCCGTCGATGGTTGCATTGCCCGTATGGCTGCCATCCCACTCACCAGTAACTCCCGTCAAATTAGATCCGTCACCATAAAACCCTGATGCAGAAACATTGATAGAGGCAGAAATGCCCGACACTGAAAGTGTGCCTGTTGTGGTTGCTCCTCTGTCCGTAACACTCTGTAGTGTGTCTGTTTCTGCATAATAACTTGCTGTCTGTGCTAGAGATACTGCACCATAAACACCCGTACCCAGAACGTAGGAAGATGTAAGGGCATTGGTGATGGTTCCGGAGATTTCGGCAGAAGATGCAATGGTAATTTCACTCGTCGTAGAATTGATCGTAACATTACTTCCCGCAACCAATGATTTAAATTGTAATTCTTTTCCAACCTTCTGACTAAAAAGTCCCTCACCAGAACCAAGATTTCTACCTGTATTTATCTCTCCATCTCCGCCAGTAGTCAGGGTTGCATTGTCGCACAACTCTGTCGATGTCATGTCTAATATCTTGCCATCTACTTTCTGCTTTGAAAGTTGGAATACCCCCTCCCTTGAACGAATACAAGTTGCTACTACCTCAAACTTTTGATCTGGTTGTCCGAAGAGTTGTCTTGGCTGACCAACTGTAGTTATTTCATACAAGATTTTTCCATAAAGAACAAAATCACCTTCCCTAACAAAAAGATTCTGATCTTCTACCAGTCTTCTCTTGTGAAATCGAACTGTAATCTGAGATCTTCTATCTATTCCGAGGTTTGTGTAAGTTGTATCGGAACCTTGCCACTCAACGGCAGCATATATTCTTAGTGGTGGTAAGAAAGTTTTATTAACCGACTCACCATAGAGATCGTGAAACCCACTATGCTTGGCACTTACAGGAAAATAGACAACTTGTTGTCCAATTACTCGTTCGAGCATCTCATCACCTACCTGCTTAACGAGGTCAGTTGATTTCTTGCCTGTGAAGAGTGGTGGCGGGGGATTGGCGGGTCTTGTTGCGGTTTCCTCACATGCCACGGGGGTTGTTCCAGAACCTCCTGTAGAGGTGCCTGTGCCGTCCAGCACATTGAGTTCATTTATGGGATCACAAGGGGCAGCAGTTAGTCGTGGATCATCGTCGTCAGCTGGTGCTTTTTTTTGTTCGGGAAATACCCCATCTCTAGCTCTAATACATGTAGCAACGATTTCTATTTGACTATCTATTTGTCCAAAAAGTGGTCTGGGTTGTCCTAATCCAGTTATTTCGTAATAGTGTGTGCCATACAGAACAAAATCTCCCTCTCTTACGAAAAGGTTTTTATCTTCCGTCACCCTTCTCTTGGAGAAATGGATTGTGATGGATGATTTCTTATCTAATCCGAAATTATCTAAAGTAGTTTGTTCTGCTTCTCTTTCAACGAAAGCACTTATTTTGACAGGAGGCAAAAAAGTTTTGTTTACTGCCTCACCGTAGAGGGAATGAAAATTACTGTGCTTTACGCTTACTGGATAATAAACAATCTCGGATTTTATTACTCTTTCGGTGAGTTCATCCGATACTTGCTTTACAAGGTCTTTTTCTTTTTTCCCTGTGAACAACGGTGGTGGAGGTGCTTCCGGTTGTTTCCAGATGTTATCGTTATCTGACATCTAGACCTCCTATCCGACGAATATGCTTAGTGGTATCTTCTTTTGAATGTTGCCGACGTGATCAACAAGTTCTGCGTCACCTTGCATGAGTTTTCCGTATGTCGTCTCATCTAGGATTGTCTTAAGTTCTTCTCTCAATTGATTTTGTTCTTCTTTCGACTGTCCAATTAAATCTGTCCCATTGAGAGTTACTGATTCTCCTGGAATTGGTATGTTTCCAAACTTGCCCCTTACATGGCCGAGGGTTTCTTTACACAGGGCAAGAGCAAATCTTCTAATCCACTGTTTGCCAATGGAATTGATGTTCTTATAAGGTATGTTAGAAAAAGGAACGGTGTTTAAATTGTTTATCCCATCAAGCCCTACATCAACATTGTTTGATGTTGTCCATGCATCTCCTGGTATGGTAAACTCTATCCACATTTTTTTTGCATTATAGGTGTTTGGTGTTGGAAACAATCTCAGGTTGTTATTCCTCAGTTCATAAGAGTAGTGACTCGTTCTGGTATAAATGTTGTCCTCATATGACATTGCTTGCAACTTGTTTTGCCAAGCAGGGACAACTTCAAAGGTTGAGTCATCGGCATATTGGCCATAAGTTGACATATTCCCGACAACGCCTACTCCACCATAATATCCATAGAATCTCCACATAGCATTGTTGGTTTTGTAAAACACCTTCTTAACAAGAATCTTCTTGTTGCCTACAGATCCTGAGAATGTCGCATTTGAAGACATAAGAGATTGTAAATCATAATCTTGTTGTCCATTTACCACGTCAAAAGATGCAGAAAAAACAGTATTATTTCCCCCAATGTTAGCATCTTCGGAAATTCCATCAGCAACTCTCCTAGCATACGCAAAGTCAAATGATGGATACTTTAATGACACATGAGATCCGGCAAGACTTGAGGATAGAGGTCCAGCAAGCATATCTCCCTTGTGATCGAAAGATCCCGTCGAGTTTCCCAACACATCTGAAAGGACGTTTTTGCTTTGATGAACATTAATTAAATATGAATACTCTAAACATGCCTCTTCATATGCGGCATACACGTTTTCCTCTTTGATTTCGATATCTAAGACATCACCTCCCAACTTTCTATAAACATAAGTAACTTGTGCAGCTGCCCCAGACAAAAATTGTGACGAAGTGTATGCCTTGGTTGCCAGTGCTGATGCAACATTCAAAACACTTCCGGTTTCGGGAAGCACAGAAACACTGCTTCTGCTTTTGGGAGTGAGGGTTGGTAATGCCATTTCGTGAGTCCTCCGCGGAGTTGTTCAAAGTAAGTAGTTTTTTTATTGTAAATAGAAACAAAAAACCCCATCACTAGGACGGGGTTTAATGTTTGTTATGTTTTTTTTGATTAACTATTAACCATTAAAGTCTTGGATAACAATCAGTCCGTACATATCGGGACGTACCATCTTCTTAGCATAACGTGTCATCACACCTTTTCTTGGCACGAAATCTTCAGTACCAAAAATGGTGGGAGTCACTTGCAACGGAACGTAAGGGGCATAGACATATCCACTTTCGAGGAAGCTGCTACCTTTACGACCGCATAGAAGGACGTTACGAGGAAAGTAAGGATCGACGTATACTTCCAACTTGCTACTCAGACTACCGACGTTGACAGCACCTGCGGTGCCTTTGTCAGCATCGACTTCGACTTTTGCTTTAAACCCAGCAGTGAACTCTAAGATGTTTGCAGCTTCTGGTGAACACACCAAGAAGTTTGCTCCGCCTTTCAGAGTCTTGCGATGAATTTGAGCAGATACGTCGTTGATGGTTTCGAGAAGAGTCTCGTACCATTCACTAACCGTACCAGTGAAGTCACCACCGAGGATTGCTTCGTTAGCACTTGTGCTGATAGCTGCACCAGTTGCACGATCCAGGAATTTACCTGGTCGTCGTGACCAATACATCTTTCCACCTTTAGCACCCTTAACCAAATCTCCCAAGATTTCTTGGTCGATTTCCAATCCGATATGCTCAGAGAGGACGTTGGTTAATTCAACTTCGGCATCCAAGTTATGATAAGCATTCAAGTCTTGACCCAATTCTGGTGTCCATCGTGCCTTCAACTTGCGAGTTTGAGCAGTAACAGCAATGCTGTCTACCTTAATATCAATCTCGGCAATATCGGCATTTGCACCAGATAGAGTATCAGTACCCTCCAATCCCCACGGGACAGCACCCACGACGGCACCGACGGCACCACCAGTGGTGATGTTATCCAAGGAAGGATATGTAACTGTCAATGTAGCATTGTTGGTGCCAATAGTTACCGCGGTTGCTTTAGCAGTAATGATGGAAACTTTTCCGTTGACATCCAGTTTTGTCAATCGACGAATTTGAGTACCATCAACACCAGCAACTTCTACTGCGATCAAGTTATTTAGATCCAAATCAGATGGAGCAGTAAACTTGTGCTCAGAAACGTGAGCAAAAGGAGTGCCAGCCAGCAAATCAGCATCGGCATCAACACGAGTTAACAAAGCACCAGAAAGTGCAGTAACTGCATGGCTCGTTGCGATGTCTTCACCTGCCGTAAGAGCAATGCTAACAGAACCAGTTGCGGCACTGTAACCGTTATTCAGGTTGTAAAGTCCTGTTTCGGCATTTGCTCCAGCTAAATCCAATCCATCTACGATTTCTGCGGCAGTTTTGCCACCACCGTATATCGAATCGTTTTGGGCACCACCGAGTCCATCATCAGTCTTGGTAAAATCCAAGAAGAAGATGAGTCCGGAAGGTAAGCTCATAGGTTGAACTGAAACCAGTTCGTTAGCAATCAATCCACCGAATACACGACGAACGATTGGAAATGCGACTGCTGCGAAACCTTCTACGTCACCACTGGACATAGCAGATGCTTCACGGAGCAGTTCCTTTGCTTGATTTTCTAACAAAGTTGCCATACAATCTTTGTTACGGTCTTGAAGACCTTCGAGAAGACCAGAGGCTTCCCATTTTGAACGAATTGCAGCTCCCTCAGCGTTGAGGTTACGATCTACAATACCTTCAGTTAATTTTTCTAAAATAGACATTTTAAGTATCTCCTGTTATAGTTTATTTGATTCCTGCCAAGGTTTTCCACCTTGAAGCGACAGGCATTTGTGTTTCATTGTTGGTGTTATTTCGAGAAACAGTTTTTTGGTTGTTCCTACTTGCTACTTCATGCAATGTTTGTGGAACGCGAGCATTGCCGGTTCCGATTGCGTTCTGTAGTGTTTCGTATACAACCTTTGCCTGTTCAGGCTTAGTTGCTTCTCTGATTGCACCAACAATCTTTTCCTTCTGCCGCTCATTCAGGGAGCTGACTTCTAAAGTTTTGTTGGTGTAGACAAGTTTTGCATTTTGCAAAAGCAAGTCTTCGAACACTTCGTTTAGTTCTTGAAGTGTTCCCCTTAGTTTCTCATTTTCTTCAACGATTTTTGCGTTGGAAGTTTTGAGTTTTTTATTATCTCGTCCGAGAGTATTAATTGACTCTTGGAGTTTGGTAAATTCGTTTGCGAGTTTGAGGTTTTCGTTTTTCTTGTCGTCGTCCTCGTCTTTGTCTTTGACTTTATCTTTGACTTCACTATCCTCATCTTCAATTCTTTCTTCTTCGAGTTCTTGCGCTCGGGCAATGGGTTCTACATCTTCCATTGGGGGCATCTTATGTTGATCGGATACCTTCATTTTCTCTGCTTTAACCTTTGGTGCCTCGTCTTCATTGAGGGCAGAAAGGATCTGTGCGACAATATCATCTTCCATAAGTTCGTCGTCTTCCTCATCTTCAGTGGGTTCTAAATCTCCCAAAGCAGTTTCAGTATTTTCCATGTCATCTATACTTGCATCATCATCTGTTGCTAGGTCTGCTAAGTCCGAAAGATTAATTTCAATTTCTTCGTCTTCCTCTGGGCACATACATGCTTGCTCTCCACCAGTGGCGGCAAGAGGAATATTGTCTATGGGGTTGGTGGAATCGGCATTATCCATGTCCATCTCTGCTTCTAAAATAGCATCAATGCCCTTCTTAACTTCTTCGGAATACTTCTCAATGATTGAATTTTCAGCAGTTTTCATTGCTGCTTCTTTGAGTGCTTTCGCATCAATGATTGCTTCTTCTAATAGTGTACTCATGTGTGGATCTCCTTGGAAATAATACTATACCCTGTAAATAGTAGGATAATAACAGAAAAGTCTTTTTTGCAAAAAAAAACCCGGCTCGTAGTGAGCCGGGTTGGTAATTTTATTGATTTAAGTATCTATTACTCTTCAGCAACAGCAAATACTGAGGAATGCCAAACTCCATTTTCGCAAAAATAGAACTTATTTGGAGCATCGAACGAGTCGTATGCCGCATGGGAATTAGACGCGGTGTACTCATTTGTAACATATACCATCTGTCCGGAAAGAGTGGCACGATTAGTTGCCAAATATTCCATGATGTCCTGTTGTGTTGAATCGTTGCCGTCCAACGTGCCCAACTGCAATGAACCGTTGATAGTAACCTTATCGGAACCATCAGTTGCATTGTAGTTAGTACCCAAGGTAGTGGAACCTGAGATGACAGCATTGCCCGAAATATCGAGACTACCTGCGTCGATTGCACCAGCACCGTCAGCAGTTGTACTAACTACTAAGTGTCCAATATGCAATTTACCCAAATCATCATCATCGATTGTATGGTTAGCATGGGAAGCTGTCAGATCTTGAGGACTTTCCCCTGTGTATTTTGAAGCACCTAGTTTGAAGGTGTTGTTATCATTTGAACCATCAAACAAGAATGATCCGTACCTTCTATCGTTACCAGCTCCGATATCAGTTTCTTCCCTGTGAAAGAGAAAACCGGCTTTCGAATCGGACGAACCAGAACCAATCAACACAAGTTTATCTTTAATCCAAGTGTTTTTTGTCAGTGTGGTGTTCACCGTGACATCACCCGCAACCGTCATGTCACCTGAAACCGTCAAGTCACCAGAAAGAGTCAGTCCAGTAAATTGAGGACTGTCCGAAGTACCCAAACCTAAAGTATCTCTTTGAGCAGAAGCATTAGTATCATCCAAGAGTGCCTTACCAGCAGCAGTCAAGTCATAAGTAGCGGCAGTGCCAGTACCAGTGAATTGAATACCTTTATTAGCAGCAGATGTCAAACCAGCAATAGCTGCTAGTTCAGCATCGTATGCTTGAACATCACTACCAATTGCTAGACCAAGGTTGGTTCTTGCATCACCAGCAGTTGAAGCACCAGTACCACCATCGGCAACAGGAACATCAGCACCACCAACACGGAAGATTCGTTGTCCTTCAATGGAAAGATCCCCACTTGCGGCAGTCAAGGTATTTTGCGTGGCATGTCCAAGCTCAATACCAGTAGATGTCAAGGTTGTGATTGTAGTTGAAGCAATCGTACCACCTTGAATCTTGTCACCAGAGATCTCGTCATTGTCAAGTGTCAAAGTGGCACCTGTCAAATCAAGAGTTCCGCCTGCCTTAACAGTAACATTACCGTTAAATTGGGCAGCACCATCGAGATCCAAAGTACTAGAGCCACTAAGGTACGAAGCAGAGACATTTGTAGATGTCAAGGTTGTGATTGTAGTTGAAGCAATCGTACCGCCTTGAATCTTGTCACCACTAATCTGATCGTTGTCAACTACAAAGTTGTCCCAATCAAGATAGTATGAACCTTCCTGGTCATCTAACTTATCTGCGTTCAAGTTTGCCACTTTCGTGGTAGATGCAACCGTCAAAGGAGCAGTACCAGTAGCAATATCAGACGTGAGAGTTTCTGCTTTCAAGTCATGTGCGCCGATGTCAATATCACCAGTAGCAGTGATACCA